GACTGTTGAGGGTTTTTGATACGTCGAGGTAGTGAGCAGGCGTGGTGGTGCCGATACCGACATTTCCCGTAATCCCCACCGCCCCCGCCGTCCCACCATCGAGGTAAGCAGTGGAGTTAAGGTATAGCCTGTCTGTGTAGGTATTCGACCAGTAGGCTGAGCTAGACCCTAGATTATCGGTACTATCAGTATCAGAGACAAGTGAGGTGTTTATAGCTACGCCCGATAGATTAGATAGCCCAACATTCGCGCCACTACCGCCAAGTGTTTCAATTTTGTCGTATATCGCATTCTTGGTGGGTACTTCAAGCGAAGCGTTCCAACCTGCTCCATAGGCTTCATCTGTAACGGTGACATCAGCAAACGTAGGACTAGCCCCCGTATGTATATCCTGTGGCAAACTCAGCGTAGGGTTACCACTAACCCCATCGCCATTCGTCACGGTGATTTGGTTGGTTGTGCCTGTGATAGTACGAGCTGCTGTAGTGTTTAGGGCAGTTCTGGAAAGTATACCGTTTGCGCCTGGGTCAGCTATGCCGCCGCCTGTCGCAGAAGCTACCCCGTTTGCATCTATAGAGAGTCCTGAGCCAATCTTAATCCCACCAAGCGTGTCGGCAGATGCGGCGTTTAGGTAATAGTCAGCCCTGGCGATATTGCGCCCAGGTTGACCTGGGTCTCCTCTTTCGCCCCGAAGTGAGTCAAGAGGTATCAGATTTACCCAGTCCGAATCAGTATATCTCCACTGGATATGTGTACTGTTTTTTCTTAATTCAATTTCAGAACCATCTTTGCCTATTCCATCGAAGTAGTCTTTTCCTTTGATAGGAGTATATCCGTCTTTACCTCTTAATTCCAACAGCGAGAACAGACGGTTCCAGCTCCCATTGTCTTGTCGCCATTGTATTATGTTGCCTACTTTACGCAATTCAACACTTTTACCATTCTCTCCGACTATTTCATCCCAACCTGTTCCGTTGTAGGTATACAATTTACCCATTTGATTCTCCTTGTTTTATGAATGGCAAGCATGGTATAATAGGTGTATGAATATAACCAACCAAGAACTTGAACGATTTAACAGTAAATGGATTGAAAATAATGGTTGTCATCTTTGGCAATCTCCACTTGATAAAGATGGATACGGAGTATTTTTCTTTCGTAAGTTTAATCGTAGAGCGCATAGAGTAGCGTATTTTATTCATCAAGGTGACATACCGACTGGTATGGTTATAGACCATATTTGTAAGAATAGAAGCTGTGTCAATATATCTCACCTTAGAGTAATCACTGTTAGAGAGAACTCTCTCGTTAACTCTAATGGTGTTGGTGCTAAAAATGCGCTCAGAACGCACTGCAAAAATGGTCATAAGTTTGACCTTAAGTATGGCAAACAAAGATATTGCTCTATTTGTTCTAATGAAAAGTCTAAACGCCTCCAAGCTAAATGGCGTAGAGAGAATGTTATTCATTGTTAGATTTTGTACCATAAATCTCCCAATTTTGGATTTTTTGGCTTAACACTCGAAACAGTCATAGGGGTTCTTCCGTCAATACCATCAATCCCGTCACGGTAATCTTTCCCTTTGACTGGGGTATAACCAGCATCTCCTTTTTTGCCTTCTATCTTTGTGATACTAGAAATAGCCTCTGAGAGTTTCTCAAGGTCGGAGTTTCCCTGTAGGGTTTGTTTGATTGCTTTTAATTCATCGGATACTTTGGATACGTCGTCCGAGCTGACAGGGGTAATATTGTTCTTCGGGTCAGCTTGCTCCAAAAAATCTTTCATCGATGTGTTCATACTACAATTTTATAACCTTAATTACGTTTTGGCTAATAATAGATTCGGTTTAATATCCCCGTAATGCCTTTATTGCTATCTTGTTATTGTTGAAATCTATCAAAATATTACCCGAAGTTGTATATAGTAACTCTGCTTTGCCCGTAGTAACTAGTTTTTCGGCTAACTGTTTACTGACAAGGACTACCTTACCCTCTATAATGACACTCACGATGTTGCTAGTGGCTACCTTTTCACCCTGAAGCATGTAGAAGTTTATCTTACGATACTGGTCAAATAGGATAATCTCATCAGTCCCGTCATTATTGCCAGTCGCTCCCTTTTTAACAAGTTTACGCTGGGCAAGGGTAGTTTTGGCTACTTTTATAGGCTTATTATTTATATATTGCCACAAGCCGAATGTAATGTCGTGGTGTCCGTATACTTTGTCTGGGTCAGTCTGTGAAGCGGAGAACTTCACTTTATCTCCGTACCGTTTGAATGCCCACTCAATATCTGCCCTGAAGATAGGTCGGGGCATTTTATCAAGGACTGACTTTTTAATAAGCATGAACCCTGTACCAGTAAAGATAGCGTTACCGTCTTGGTCGTATAGAGCTGTCCCACTAGGGGCGTTGACGACTGGGTAGTCACAAGAAATTACATCTTCATTAGCATCAAGTAATTCCTGTAAAATGCCGTCTGGTAGTACCATATCTTCCTCTACAATAAGAATGTGGCTGTGTGGCTGTCTAAGCGCCCTGCTGAGCGGTTTATTGAAGCAAGCTGGCAACTTGTTACCATGCGACCAATATATCGTGTAATCGCGTCCTGAAAGCTCATAGAGCAATTCTTCTAAAGTCTCTGTCATCAGAAGACCCCGAGAAGGGAGGATAACACCTATGTTTTCGTTCATATAACGATGTCCCGTCCTTCCTTCATGCGCGCTTGCCCCTCAACATAGTGGATAGAATCGGGGCATTTATCAAGTAAAACCACCTCATTAACAGCATGTAGGCGGTCTAAATAACCCTTCACGAGCTGGGTATTTGCACTTTTAGTGGTGTTATCTCGGAGAACCTTAGTAAGTTCATATATTTCATCAGTACCAGCGTTAGTATTAGCTTTGCCCTTGCTTCGGAGTTTTCTCTGTCCTGCTGTTTTATCCATAACAAGTATTGGGAGTTCATTCGCCCACATAGTGATACCAAAGTTCACATCATGCAATCCGTAGGTCTTAATTTTAGAAACATCCCGAGGCCATATAACTAATTTGCTGTCTTTAGTAATCATCATATCCCATGCGGTATCGGTCCGGAATATCGGGTCTGGCATGGAGTCCAGCACCCACCGTTCAATAAGCATAAAGCCTGTACCTGTGTAAAGAGCGTAACCTTCTGGGTCATGGAGAACAGTAGCTTCGTTGTCATTCTTGAACGGGTAATCCAATGCCACTACTGGATAACGTTTTGAGAGCATATTCCTAAGTATGCCTTTGGGGATAATCATGTCATCTTCCACGATTAAGATGTGGGTAAATGAGTCATCTTGTAAAGCGTCTTCTATTGGGATATTGAAGCACTCTGGTAGCGGATTTCCGACTGAGAAGAATATCTCATGGTCTATTCCTTTAAGTTCCCGAAGAAGCTCTTCCATAGTACGGCTGAACGACATCCCTCTAGAAGGTAGCACAACAGCTATACGGATTGACATTTTGTAAATCTTCCTCTGTTATCTCTCGGTATTTTTGGAGTTTTAGCCATATTATGAAAAGTTGAATGTTCACTCTTGGTCATTAATTTTAGATTAGATATGTGGTTGTTATCTCGAACCATATCTATATGATGGACATCTTCATCTTTCTCTAATTTTCTACCCAGATACTGTTCCATAACGTATCTGTGCTCAAGTACTCGTTTTCCATTAATCCAGACCCTGATATAACCTTGGCTAGATACCTCTCGTCCACCTTTCCACAATGGATTTTCTGCCCCATGCCTATACCGTATTTTAAAGTTTTGTATAGTTTTTGTTCTCACGTATTCTCGACCATACTTTTCATTTAAATAACGTCTTACAGTGTCTTTATTTGACCCAACTTTAGTAACAATATCTTTGAGCATTATCCCATCATTAAAGAGACTGTAGATACTTTCAATTTGTGTAGAAGCGAGACTCATAATCCTATTATACACCATGCAGGGAAGAATAACCGCTATCTTCTCCATGTTTATTCCAGGCTATCGAGTTGCTCAGTAAGTATGTCGATGTTAGTGATGATTTGCTTCATCATGTCTTCAGTCTGAACGACGGTACGCTTTTCACCATTTACTTCTGCCATCTTACATTCAAGGACACCACCGAATACTTGTTTCTTGTACTCTTCGATACGGCTCTCGATGAACGCCTGTCTATCCTCTAAAGCTGGTAGATATTTTTCTTGAACTTCCATAATGCACCTTTCGTTTAAATTATATCCTTAGGACTGGGAAGAGGGTGGGAACTTCATCCTCCCAGACACAAAGATATAATTGTTAAGTTATGTTGTAAATTATATAGTAAAAGTTAATGCTTGGAAATGTAATTTAATCAACAAATAGAAAAGAGCCCTTTCAGGCTCCTCCCTATGTTGTAACTAATCAGATTAGTCTTTAACGACAACGGCGTGGTCAGCACGTAGGATTTTGACGCCCCACAATGCCTGAGATACGTATAGTGTCCCCAAATACTCCGTTTTCCGCTGGCTCTCGAACTTGATGTCCTTTTGCACAGCGATAGCACATGCTTCTTTGTGGAATAGCAAGTTGTTGTTCTGAGTAGGTGTACCTGCCGTAACTTTAAGGTTGTGACTCATCACGACTTCTAGGTCGTAAATCGTTCCAATCTTACCGTTGACGATAGCAGAACCCGTACCAAGAGCGTCGTAACGAACATACTTGTCGATTGCGAGCATCTCTTGTTTGCCTTGTGGCGTCACTGCGAGCGTTCGACCCGTTGATGGGGCTTTAGCGTCGTCGAGGTAACGGTTAGCAACAAGGATAGTCGTGTCGTTCAAAGCTGTACCGTAAGCGCCTGCTGATTTAGCAGCGTTGCTGGTAAGCTCAGTGACAACAGTCGTGTCCATAACTTCAGCCATTGCGTAACCAGTCTTTGCTGTATATTCGCTAGCAGCGTCAATGATTGACTGTGCATCAGCGAAGTCTTCGAGCAAGAACGAAGTTTCGTAGTGTTGGTTGATAGAAATGAGCGTGTGACCTTCGGTTGGGGCATTCAACACGACTTGCGTGTTAGCCACCTTCTGGTGAGCGGTCAGATTGCTGACATTCGGAATGTCAATCGTCTGGCCAAAGCTTTTAATGTCTCGGTCATAGTGCTTTATTCGAGGAACCATAACAAGTGTAGATTCACGTGCTACTAGAGCCTCTTTACTCCATACTGTCGGGCGGAAATTAGCTAGGGTTGTCCCCGTCATTTGGTCTGTACCAAGTGCCATAATAATTCTCCTTCAAAGAATCAAAGTTAGTTAGACGGCACTTCACTATAACTAGAACGGTTTGAAGTCGGGATTATCCCGCTTAAACTGCACGTACTCCGTTGCTGACATAGCGGCGATTGCCTCTTCTGTAACAGCAGCAGGGGATTGTCTAGTCGTAGCTGATGCCTTCGGTGGTGCGGCTTTTTGGGCTTTAGCCACCTGTGCAAGGGCTTCTTGTTGACCAGATTTTCTAGCATTGACTGTATCAGTAGCAACAGAACGGGCTTTTGCAAGCTCGAATACTGTCGATAAATCATCCGCAAGGAACGGTTTTTCTGTGACAATTTTTGCCATCTCATCGTCTAATGATTTTGCTTCAGGATTATCGAGATAGAACTCGTTTACCTTTAGGCGGTTTAACAATAGGGAAGTATCATCGAACCCAGCCTCCGCTCCAGTGGTGTCGATTGTGGTTTTGAGTGCATTGGCAGCTTTCGTCGCTTCGTGCATTCGTTGCTCACTCTCACGTACCATTTTTGCGAGTGCTATTGGGTCGTCTAATTTAAGACCCTTCTTTGTTGCCCATTCCAGCGTTTCATCATCTGATGTCTGGTCTGGTGTGTCGGTAGCTTCTTCCTCTTGGGTATCCCCTTCGGTTTCTTCTACTTGTACCGCCTGCGTTTCAGAGATTTCAAGTTGTTCAGTTTCCTGAGCTTGTACGGTCTCTTCTTCCGTTGTGGTTGTGGTATCTTCTGACATCACGTCTCCTTTTAAGTTTACTTGCACCTATATAAATAATATGGCTAAAACATAACCGCTGTCAAATAAATAAGTAAGCTAGTAGGGCTGACGACAAGGTGCATAGCCATCAACCCTGCTAGGATACCTATTTCTTTGGTGTCGGAACCTTTGTCAGTTCTTCTATGATTGAGCGAACCCAGTACACACCAGAGGCTTTGTTAATTATCTGGATTTGTCTCGCATTGGTAGTTTTGTTGTTGTATCCCTCAGCAAACAGATTCAACTCGTAGTTGACCATCTTCATTAGGAGTTTCTTACCTGATTCCGTAGCGATATACTCTCTCAAGACGTTTTTATCTGCGTCGGTAAATGTATCTTTGTCCATGTTGCACCTCTTTCGTTAATCTAACCGTTTACCATACCTGGGATATTCATACCTTGCCCCTGTTGGACAGAAGCGGAAGCCACGTTCTCAGCTGAAGCCTGTGGGGCAGAAGCCATTTCACCTTGTCCAGCCTGAGGCATAGCCGCCATCTCTGCCTGTTGGGTTTCAGCGGCGAGTTTCTGCATTTGGAGCTGTTGAGCCATCTGCATTTGCTCATCTGGGAAGACTTTATCCATGATGTTCTGGTCAATGTCGAAGAGCATACCAGAGGTCAATCGGGCTAGTTGAGGAACATTTACACCTGGAATCTTTGAAGCCATGAGGAAGAACTGCATAGCTTCCTGCTTGCGCTCTTCTTTGATAGCTTTGGCGTTGGCTTCGAGGGATACTTTAACGTCCCAGTTACCCAAGTATTCACCTGGGTTGTAACTCTTCCACTCTACCCCTTCACTACCTATCATACGGACAGCTTGTTCCTGGGTGATGAAGATTTGAGCGATTTTGAACATATTATTAGCGAGAGTAGCGAAGAACTCACCCTCGTAGTTCTCTAGTTTGCTTGCAAAGCGTGTACCAGCTTGCATGAGGCGTGAGTTAATCTCAGTAGCGGATTGTGTACCTTGTGAGCCAGAACCCTGTACGAGCTCGTCTGAAGCAGTAGCACGGCGCATCATACCCTGTAAACGGAGCATTTCAGTGTCAGCATCAGGACCGATACTTTGTGGTTTATGGAATTCTAGGCTTCCTGGTGGCAGAGTGAATATGTTCCCTGGAGCAATCTGAATTTCATCTTTCTTCTCAGCCTGTGAAGGGTCTAGGGAGGCCATCATGTTGTTTGTCAGGGCTAGGTTGTCTGACTTCTGGTTCTGGGTATCGTTTAGAAGCTCTTGGAGGTCGCCAATGATTTCAATCTCACCACGGGCGTACCAGAGAGCACCGTCAACGTAGTCACGAGCTGGGGCTACAGGTATAAATGCCTCAATCTCAGGTATTTCTACTGGGACTGGCTGACCTTGGTCATCGACACTCTGAATCGTTGAGGCTTCTCGTTTAGCCCAAGTATCACCGTTCTCAATAACAGTACAGCGGTTGGCGACTCTGACAACTTTCTCTTTATCGTGGTAAACGATAATTTCTACGAGGTTCTTATCTTCATTACTGGTAGAGCCAGCAAACATTTCTTCGCGGAGTTGCTTGGCTGTCTTATCACCTCGGTAGGTCTTCTTGCTGTACTCGTCTACTTTATCGAGGTTCTTATAGCGTTTAGTCAGGAGTTCAGACTTCTCATCTTCTGGGTCGTACTGGTCGTTAGTGATTTCCTCGTCTTCGAGTTCTTTCTTCGTAGTCAGGTAGCGGTAGCCGCCCCACTGAAGGTTCTCGTAATTGGTAGCGGCTGGGTCAAAGAAGTTATCCTCAGTCGGGATGTAGGTGTTGCAAGGGAACTCGCCATTCCAAGATTGCCACAGATAGCCGTTTCCTACTTGGAGCGAGTCGTCGATTGCCCACGAGGCTTTGAGCTTCGTTTTATCTTGTGTCCACCACTGGTCGTTGAGGGCATTAAGGGTTTTGGTATCCCCGTTCTGTTCGTTAGTCGTCGGGAGAAACTCAAGCTTGACCTTACCACCAATGACATTTGATTTAACTGATTGGATAATCGTGAAAGTTTCTGGGACAACTGTATCTGACGAGCTTTCAAAATTAACTGCCACACGTTGTAAGTTATAGATTTTGCGGGCGTTCGACCACTTGTCTTTGTAGCCTTTTTTGTAGTAATCTCGGGCATTTCTAAATTTCTCCATGACCTCAGCAAGCACTTGCTCGTCTGGGTCTACTTTTTCCTTCTGGGTAAAATCATTCTTCGCCATATATATATTAGTATGTGGTAAAAAATGCTTGTTTGCAAACAATCTAGGCTTAATTTTGGTTAATTTCAGACTTTTGTACCACTTTTCATCATTCCAGCGTGTCTTTTCCGGATTTCTGCATACTTTGGAGATATTTTAGACTGAATATGACGACGGTTCACTATAACATCAGACCACTCAAAGACTTGAAGAGCAATTGCAGTACTTATAACGCAATCGTCATGGGCTCCCTGTTGGGCATTTGTCTTACCTCTATCATCAACGACGTACTCCATACACTCCCTAATGAATACAGGGTCAAAGTCTATTAACTTACCAGTAAATATAGCTTCTGCGAGGGCATTTATCATCAGAGGTTTGGTCTTTCTATCCGTTTTCCAGCCTAGTTTAGAGGTGTATTCCTCATATCGTTCTTCAACACCCTTCTCACGCCTATAGATGTTGGCATAGTTCATATCTCGAAGTCTCTGAACAGTGGTGAGGCCGTGATTATTTATCTCACAGGCTACTAGAGCGTTGTTATAGTACCGTCCGAGCTGTTCAAGTACTTCTCCAAACTCACTTGGCTCACAGTCTCCCCGCCACCTTGCAACGGTCTTGGTTGTTTCAATATCCATCACCGTCGCTACAGATAAGTCCCCCCCGATGCCTTCAGCAACGTCTCCACCAATAACGTACTTCTTCGCAGGGATGGGCTTCTCCCATATCTTGAGAGCTGCTCCAACAACGTGAATCGGTTTAATCTCCAGCCGCTTCGGACCGAAGGCAATCATCTCGCCCTTCGCTTCTTCCTCTATAAGTTCGTAGGTCTTGGGTTCGTAGGCTTTTTCATCCATCTTCACCAGCGCACCGATATTAAAGCGGGAGTTACCACTAGAGAGGAAGGCTTCTATATCTGTAAGGGGGTATTCCTGGTAGAACTTGCGTTCATCGTCAGCAAACTCCTTCATCGTCTCTCTGCGCCACGCAATCTGCTCATCACTTAGGTTATGGGTGGCTTTGAGTTTCTTCTCTTCATCGGTTAACTTGAAGTTTGGTGGAACAGGTAAAGCGTAGTCCTCTCGGTCTGCCCAACTAAAGAATAACGGCTTGAAGACAGAGTTCCCTGCCTTCGCTGCTTGCCATGTCTTGTGGAAGAAGTCCCCGATACCATTGGCGGTACTCTCTAGGAAGATAGCCGTGTTCGGAATCTTCGGGACGGCTTGCATAAGACCAGCCATTAGTTCTGAACCGTCAGCCCACTTACTTATCTCCGAACCGTGAAGCCATTGGATTGTCTGGCCGCGACCCGTGCCTGTATTCTTAGCGGAGGCAACATCTATAGAGGATTTCAGCCCGGTGCCATCCTCAGTGTCAAAGGTGAGGTCAGTACGGGTATTATATTTGGTACTCGGCTTAAATAGTGGGTTTGAGTTGTCGTAATACCTGCGAAACATCGAGTACAACTCCTCAGCGGTATCTTGGTCATGGGCAACAATCTTACTCTTGATGTTCTTATGAGTAGCAGTCCACCAATAAATAAGAGCCTCTACTAGTGTAGAAACTCCTTCTTTACGGGCTTTTAGTATGATGTAACGGATAGGTCGATGATTCGCTAGGTCATCCATAACGTGCTGGATAATGACCTTTTGAATCTTGTTAAACTCTAGCGGTACTATATCACCTGATTCGGTTTTAATTTTGAGATTATTTAAGCAGTAGCGTTCAAAATCATCGCAGATTTCCTTGATTTTTTTCAGTTCTTCAATGCGTTTTTCAGGTGACATAATACCTATTCTACTATAGCTTGGTTATTATCGCTCTGACAAGGTTTCCCGTACTTGGCAATAAGTGCCAGTCTATTAGCCTTTGCCTCGGCGTTCCACTTCCTCTGAACGAGCTTATCACCCCAGTTTCTAATCTTTATTGCTTCCTGCATCTGTATGATGCTGTAACAGTCATCACAGTAGAAGCGGTACTTATTTTTGGTAAAAAACGGATTCCCACACTTGTCGCAGTTGATAAGCTCATCCTGGTCTTGCTTAAATTGCATCATCCCCTCAATTGTTTCTAGCCCGTCAAAGTCACCCACACCTTACCGCCCCTCTTTGTTAAACACGACTTTCGTCGTAAATTATATCCGTATCATAATACTAATGCTAAAGAAATACAATAGGATTATTCTAGGTGCTCTCCGAGGTATTTAATTGGGTCGTCTGAAATTACCATTTGCTGTAGGTGGTATTGCCATGCTGGTAATGAGGACATATCATCATCCCAAGGAGAAGGTTCGCCCCCTGTTGAAATTGACGTTTCATCATCTCCCCAGAGTGCTCTAGCGAAGTCGTGGTCGAACATAACCTCTGGTTCGCATATCCAGTCCCAACCCCCTGATTTTACGGAACTGCCAAAGACCTCTTTGCCTTCTTTCCAGCCGTTCTCTATAGCTTTAGATATAGCCATTTTCATTATTTCTTGGTCCATCATACGTTCTCCTTTATTTATGCAATCCTGAGCGTCTCATTAGAAGCTCTTCGTATCTTGCAGCGTCATAATCACTACACTTAGAGATATGGTCAGGAAACTCTCCTACCGAACGTCTGAAGGCGACGAGAAGGCTCTTCGACCCCCCTGTATTGGTTTCGAGGATAATATACCCAACTCCCTTAGAAGCGTGTGCCATAACTGAATCTACTTTCGGTCCAGTATAGTAGCCCTTGACCCACTCATAAACTCCTCTATCGGGGTTGATACCGTCAGTAAAGTCACTCATATATCCTCCATCTTTCCTAAAATGTTTCCATTTTGTTAGTATCAAGGTTTAATCGTTGCCTAAACTCTGGTTTATCTATCTGGCGGAACTTATCTATAGTAGTAGCCCGCAACAAATAATCAAGTTTCAAGGTCTGGTACTTGTCGGAGTGCCACTCATCCTTTTTAAGGTTCTCAAGAGCCTTACGGATCTCCTCTATTGAGAAGAGTTCTAGGGTCTTCTTGTAGCCGTGTGGGAGGGCTCGGAAGTCTCTATTAAGGGTAGAATTGACTACGTCTAAGAGTTCCTTATCCTTCACGTCGTGCTCCGCTCGGACATCTTTAACCAATTGGCGGATAAAATCACGGATATTTTCACCACCATACTCTATACCTCCAAACTCATCCATCCGTTTCTCAATATCTACCATTTTCCCCTCCCTTATCTTTCTCCCCTTTATCAAACTCAGTCGAAATAATTAACAAGAACACATACAACAGCATACCCATAAAGGCTTCTAAAAAGTCACCTGTGAGGATGAGGACTGTGAGCCCTGCACAAAGTATCCCTGCCCAAAAGATAAACTCACCGTTCATACTATCTACCTGTCCACATTCCACTGAGCTCACCACCAAGCTTGACGGAAGTATTGTCGTATACTGGGAACGGATTAACAATTATCGGAGCACCACTCTTCTCATCAGTCTGAAAGCCGTTATCTCTCCATAAGAAATACTGCCGACCATTCATAAATGTAGGCATCTCAGGCTCACCATCCTTCGCAACAGGCACCGCCCCAAGCGGAACATCATACCAGTATTTAGCTTTCCTGATAACTACTTCACCCTTATCATCTTCCCAGAACCCCGACTTCATGCGGATATTCGGAGCCATGAACTCAAACTCACCCATAGCGGGCTTCTGCTCAACAACTACTATCTCTTCCGAGATGTTCTCAATCGTCCCAACCCTAGAAGCTTTCTTACGGCAACTAGTGGAACAATACTTCGCATCACTCCTACCTTCAAACTCGATTCCACACACGATACATTTATTCATGCTACACCTTTCGTTACTTATTTATATATTAAGTGTACCAAATTATTTGTCACATGTAAATAGGAAAATATATACAATATATATTTTGGATGGGACCCTATTACATGTATGTCACAGATAATTTAAATATCCCCCTTTGTCACACTTAATTCTAATAAAGGGTCTAAAATGTCACACATATGCTGCTCATATGTCACAGATAAATGCTCTTCTTGTCACAGATAATCCTAATTGTGTCACAGATAGTTACCCTGTCTTTAGGTACCCCATTTCATTTTCGCCTCCCACACCGTAGCCCGCTGCACCACAGAGGTATACCGCCCCCCCTAGGGGGTATGGGGGTACTAGTTTACCCCTGTTATATAGTGTACATGTTACGTCGTACAAGAGCCATTTTCAGACATAGGGCTATTAGTAGTGAGATGGTAGTATACTCAACTTTGCTATTTAAACCCCGTACAGAGGCTTATACGCGGTCTAACAGGGGTAGTAGTGTATGCTGCTGATAGTGCCGCGCAACACTGTAACCACTCTATCAAGTAGCTACAATAGTTCGTTAAGCATAGCCTCTATATTCACATTAACAGAGGTGGACTCAGTTCTTTGAGTCGCTTTACC